GTCATCTTGGTAATAAAGTTTAGATCAGCTTTTACTTCTGCGTGTTGTATATCATTATAATTAAATGATTTATACTTCCACCCGTGTTGTCTTGGATCTTTAGGGTGCATTATAAACTCCTTATCAGTTTGGTTATTAAATTAAAAAATTGTAAATATTGTTTTACTGTTCTTTGTTCCTTATGTTGTTCAATCTCATACATAGGATCATAATAAACTTTACTTTTCATAATCACCTACATCAAGTTTAGGGAATATAGCTTCTTCCCATACCAATCTTGCTTTCTGTTCATCATATAATGTTTCTTTCCATACTTTCTTTTCGTCATTAGTCCATCGCCACCATTTTTGAAAATTCCATTCTTGATTTTCAGAGGTGTTATACTTCCATTGCTTTTCTGTTTTAAGCAATCTAGCTTCTTCTGTTTTAGTCATCATTGATTTTGCCCTTTCTATTTTTTTAAGGGAGCTACAACTAAGCAACTCCCTCTAATTTGTACACTAAACAAATTAAGCTAATATTAATAATTATTGATATCTTGTAAAGACCTTTTATTGACTTTGTTTTTTTGGGGGTTTATAAAGGTTTTAGGGTAGCTGACCTCCGAAAATTCGCCCTTTCATTTTAGCTACCCTACTATTTTTATGAAAAATATCATTCGATCTGTTAAGCATTTAAACTACATAAGATCACTACCTTGCTTCATATCTAATCAAGAACCAAGCCAAGCGTGTCATATAAGAATACTAAGTGATGGTGGTATAGGTTTAAAGCCGAGTGATTATTACACATTACCTTTTATTCACCAATACCATAAAATGCAAACCGATATAGGAGAGCAAAGTTTTTATGCATTATTTAATATTAATCCTTTTACATATGCGAAAGATTTAGTAATAATGTCACCTTGTAAGAAAGTTAATAATGAAGTTGTAATAAAACAACTCGAAGAAAGGGCTAAGACTTATGCAAGGATATATAAAGATCAATAGGGCTATATTAAATCACCCTGCGCTAAATAAACGAGATAGAACTTTTTGTGAAGTTGGCGCTTGGTTGTGGTTACTATTAGAAGCTAGTTTTACTGATAGAGATTTTACAATAGGAACACAAACAGTAAGATTAAAAAGAGGCGAACTTTGTCATTCAGTATCTTATATGGCTGAAGCCTTTAATTGGAACAGGGCTAAAGTGCAACGCTATTTAAATAGATTAAAGGACAAAGGTACAATTCTAAGCGACACACCAAACGATCCACCAAGCGATACACCAAATGTCATTACAATCTGCCACTATGACGAGTATCAAGATACGCCAACCGATACGCCAACCGATAACAAACAGAATAAACTAACTAGAATGAATGATAAGAATGTAGATGATTTTATGTATGTATGGGGTAAATTAAAAGCAAAGAGAGGGAGTAAGAAAGTAGCTATACAGAAATATAATAAGATTAAGAATAAGATAGACTCTGACACCCTTATTGAAAAATATAATAAAATTGTTGATAAGGCATCTAGTCCTGAATTTATTCCGCATTTTTCAACCTACCTATCACAAGAAAGATGGGAAGATGATGACACAGTGGTTAAGTTACCTGTAAAATCCTCAGACGAATACTTTAGAGAAACTTACCCTGATAAAGTGCCGCAAGGTTTTAGAATGGTTGCGGAGACTTGGGCGGAGATAGAATATTCTGATGGAAAACAATACCTTAAGTTTAGTAAACGCAATGGCAATAAAATTAAATAGAAAAATAAGAACGAATACAGTACACTTGGTGTATGGAAGATTTAAAGAAAGAAGATCGCAGGAATATTAAGCCTAAGTTTATTGGTACTAAAGAAGAAAAAGCCAAAGGACAAGGCAAAGTAGTAATGATTAATATATCTGAATCTTCTTTGGATATATTGCGGTCTAAAAAAGTTGTAAATATACAACAAAATTACACTGCACTAAGAGTTAGAAGATTATGGGAGAAAAGTCGCATAGGTAGTTATACTTCTAATTTTAATAAAATAGGCGATATAACTGGTTGGAATGATATGGCTACTGATCGTATAGACGCTATCTATAAATTATCACGCTTACATACTTGGTTAGGTGATAAATCATTTGGATTGGTGTATAATATTTGTGTAGAAGATTACACCATAAAAGAAACAGCTACCATTCATCAAGTTGATAGAGTGTATCTTGGAAAGAGATTTAGAGAAGCTATTGACGAATCACAAAAGTTTTTTGACCAAAGTTGTTGACTTTTGTAAACAGTAAATGTTATAACTTAGTAGAATACCATTCGTGTATTTGTATATAAGTTTAAATCATTGAAAAGAGGGAGTTTTTATGCCAAAAGGTAAAGGTACTTATGGATCTAAAGTAGGTAGACCACCAATGAAGAAAAAGAAAAAGAAAAAAAATAAATAAATGACTAAAAAGGTTGAATTGCCTGAATTTATAAGACTGTCGCATTATCGCATTACATTAGAACAAATACCAAGTGAAATTTCAGAAGAATGTGCAGAGCAACAAGGCTCGTTTCATTCTCGTAGTATGCGGATATACTTAGATAAAGATATTATAGAGCAAGGCGGTTCAATAGCTATAGACCTTGTAAAACACGAATTATTACACGCTATTTACTATGTAAGACAACTAGATGGCAAGGGTGAAGAAGATGTTGTCAATAGTATGGCAACACACTATACTGAGATTGAAAAAAACAACCCTGATTATGTCAGGTGGAAATTACAAAACTTAAACACTGCATAAGCAGGTACTCAAACAAAAGAGATTAAAATTATGGGAAGAAAAACATTACTATATTCAGAAGCAAAAGATAGACTATTAACAGCTATTGGAAATGGGCTTACAATTATTGACGCTTGTTCATACGCAGGTATATCAGAACAAACTTACTATAATTGGCTAAATAAGGACATTTCTTCTATTAAAGTCGAAAAAGACAAAAAAAAATACATTGAGTTTTTAGAGGCTCTAAAAAGAAAGCAATCTGAGTGTCAAATGTATTGTTTAGATTTCATAATGAAAGACAAGTCTTGGCAGTCTAAGGCTTGGGTACTAGAGAGAAGATTCCCTGATAGATGGGCTAAGAAAGATATGACCTTGAATGAGAACAACGAAAAGGTTATTAACTTTACTTACGGATAATGGATTTAATAAATGATGATTGCTTAATTGCTATGGCTAAATTGCCTAATAACAGTATTGATTTAATTATTACTTCACCACCTTATGATAATATTAGAGATTACAATAATTCATCTACTTGGAATTTTGATATATTTAAAAATGTTGCAAATCAATTACAAAGAATTTTAAAACAGGGTGGAGTTATTGTTTGGATAGTAGCTGACGCAACAATAAAAGGTAGTGAAACAGGAACTGCATTTAGACAAGCATTATATTTTAAAGAGATTGGTTTAAACTTACACGACACTATGATATGGAAAAAACCAACATTTACAGCAGTTGGAAGTATTAAGAGCAGATATGCACCAACATTTGAATATATGTTTATTTTTACAAAAGAAAACTTAAAAACATTTAACCCAATTAATGATAGAAAAAACAAATCATTTGGTTGCAAAAAACATGGTGCAATGAGACAAAAAAATGGAGACATGAAGCCTTTAAGTAATATTGGTAAGCCAATAAATGAATATGGTATTAGGCATAATGTTTGGGAGATAAATACAGAAAATAACAACACTACTGGTCATCCTGCTCCTTTCCCATTGAAATTAGTACATGACCATATAATTAGTTGGACAAATGAAAACGATATAGTTTTGGATTGTTTCATGGGAAGTGGAACAACTGGATTGGCTTGTAAAACATTAAACAGAGACTTTATAGGCATTGAAATAGATCAAGAATATTTTAAAAAAGCTGAAGAAAGAATTAATAATGTTCTTATCTAATTGTCTAGTTGGTAATATTTAATGTCAAAGAAGGTCATAAAGCTAGAATACGATCCACAACCTAAACAGGCATTGTTGCACAAGT